TACTATTATGACGGCTGCGGATGCTGTCCTCCTAGAGAATGCAATATTACAATCACAGAAACAAATTACGTTGAAGGACCTCCAAAAAGTGGGCTGACAAGTGTTGTTATCGGTTTTTTTGTTGATACTATTTTTGCAGATACTTTCCATTATTGTACTAACTTAAAAAGGATTAACAGTGATATTGATGGGGTTGCTAATATCCCTAACAGTGTTTTAAATATTGGTGGGGGTGCTTTCAGAGGTTGTACTAGTCTTACAAGCGTAAGACTTCCAAATGAGTTGACTAATTTGGAAGGTTACACTTTCAGTCATTGTGACAGTCTTACATCAGTAACCATTCCAAACAGTGTTAAATACATTGGTAGTTATGCTTTCAATGCTTGTACTAGTCTTACTAGCATTGGTCCAAAAGGTAGTGGCGCATCAGTGGAAATACCAAGTGGTGTTACTGAAATTTTAGATGGTACTTTCGATTATTGTTACAGTCTTACTAGTGTAACCATTCCAGACAGTGTTATAAGTATTAGTGAAAAAGGTGATGATGATGGTGCTTTCTCTCATTGTGATAGTCTTACAAGCGTTGGTGAAATAGGTAGTGGCGCATCAGTAGAAATACCTTACAGTGTTAGCACAATAAATGATTATACTTTTTATGAATGTAGAAATCTTACATCAGTAACCATTCCAAACACTGTTATACACATTGGTGATAATGCTTTCTATAATTGTACTAGTCTTACTTCAGTTGCAATTGGTAGTGGTGTAACAAGCATTGGTGATGAAGCTTTCAATTATTTTTATAATGATGATATTACTGAAATTAAATCAATAGTAATTCATGCAATAAATCCTCCAAGTATACCAAATAATAGTAAAAACATATTTCCAAACAGTAAGTGGGATAGACTTAATTGTCCAATATTTGTTCCTTGTGAAAGTATAAATACATATAAAGTACAAAATGAATGGCAAAGATATGCTAGCCGCATTTTTGGTGTGTCACCATGTGGGATATATCGTTGGTTTAATATTGACCCAATTATTGATTACTATTGTGAAGGCAACACTAAATACTTCAAACAACAGAAAGAAGTTTCATATGATAATGGGAATACTTGGCAATACATCATTCCATATGAGTATCAGAAAGGTGAAGTTGCTGAAGAATGTTCAGTGGATTGTGGGTGTGAATCACCAGATGCTAAAATTAAGTTCGCTGCAATATATTCAGATGGTAGTAAATATGTATTAGAATGCAATGACAACTCAACATTGACAAGTTTCGAGACTAATCCTAGTGGGTATGAACGTTCAGCAATGACGAGTGCTGTCATTGGTGACTGCGTTACAAATATTGGCGAAAATGCTTTCAAAAACTGTAGCGGTCTAACAAATCTAACAATTCCTGACAGTGTTACAAACATTAGCGATAATGCTTTCAATAATTGTAGTGGTCTTACAAGTGTAGAAATTGGTAGCGGTGTTACAACTATTGGTAATGGCGCTTTCAGTGGTTGTAGTAGTCTTAGGCATATAACAATTCCAGACAGTGTTACAAGTATTGGTGATAGTGCTTTCTGGGGTTGTTTTGAACTTATAACTATAACAATTGGTAGTGGTGTTACATACATTGGTGATTTGGCTTTCAAATTTTGTAGGAAAGTCAGAAGTATGTTTATTAGCGCACCTACACCTCCGTCAGTAAAAAGCTGGGAAACATTCGATTATACTTCATTCAGAACTTATGTACCTTGCGAGTCATTAGAAGCATATAAAGCGGCAGATGTTTGGAAAACGGAAAGCATTTATTGTCAACCAGAAGCAATATATCGTTGGCTTAATATTAATCCATCTATTAGTTATTATTGTGAAGGTACTACTAAGTACGTCAAACAACAAAAAGAAGTTTCATATGACAATGGCATCACATGGACTAGTGTAATTCCATATGAATATCAGAAAGGTGAAGTTCTTGAAGAAATGTCAATAGATTGTAGCTCAACATATCGTTGGGTAAACCTTGACCCAACAACAGAATATTATTGTAGCGGTACAACCAAGATGTACAAGCAACAGAAACAATATTCAACTGATGGTGGCTCAACTTGGCATAATGTTGTTCCATTAGAATATAGGGAAGGTGGTGTCGCAGAAACTGGTAGCACTGATTGCGGATACATACCACCAGAGCCAGAACCAATGTATAGATGGGTAAACCTTGACCCAACAACAGAATATTACTGTAGTGGGACAACTAAGATGTACAAGCAACAAGAACAAGTATCAATGGATAGTGGTGCAACTTGGGAATGGGTTGTTCCAGCGGTATATAAAATGGGTGGTGTGGCTGAAGAGCAGAGCACTGATTGTAGATATGTGCCACCAGCACCAACTGGAAAGAAGTTGGTTGCATATTACAGTGGTGGCGCTACAAGAGAAGTTGATTGTAATAGCAGCACAACGCTTACAAATGGAGAGACAAAACCTAGTGGGTATGAAGCATCAGCAATGACGAGCGCTGCTATTGGCGATTGTGTTACAAACATTGGTAATACAGTTTTCCAAAATTGTAGTGGCCTAACAAGTGTGAATATGCCAAATAGTGTCACATCTATTGGCAATTATGCTTTCTATTATTGTACAAGTCTTGCATCAGTAACCATTCCAGACAGTGTTACAAGCATTGGTGAAAGAGCTTTCTCTCATTGTTCTATTCTTACAAATGTAACAATAGGTAGCGGTGTTACAACTATTAGTTTTTATGCTTTTAGAGATTGCACAAGCCTTGCTAGTGTAACTTGTCTTGCTACAACACCTCCTACAGCTTTATCTAATATATTTGGTAATACTAACAACTGTCCAATCTATGTCCCGTCACAGAGTGTGGATGCATATAAGACAGCAGAAAACTGGAGCGCATATGCTAGCAGAATCCAGCCGATATCATAATAACATAAAAAAATATTAAAATGAGCGAATTTTCTTCATATTATTTGTATCAAAAATTTGAACAGAGGGGTGAACAAGAAGCAATTCCTGTTTATCCCAATGTCTATTCAATAGATGCTGATGGAACAAGAGAACGAGTTATCAAACTAGAGAATGACCCACAATGTGGATATGAACCACAAGCAATATATAGATGGGCAAATATCCCAATAGAAGAAGACTCTATATGTGAAGATTGCGAAGTAGAGCCTATATATCGTTGGACAAACATTGACCCAACGGAACATTTCGAATGTGAAGGTAACACTAAATACTATTATCAGTATAGGCAAATATCTTTTGACAATGGTGAAACTTGGAAAAATTGGTTTGATTTGTTTGAGTGTCACTCTAATAGAAGAGGAGAAATTATTGAAGAATGTTCAGAAGATTGCGGATGCGAAGAGTTTGATGGAAAATGGCTTGCAATATATGAAGATGGACATGAAGAAAGTAGTTCATGCAGTACGGAATCATCTAATGTGCAAGCAGGCGAAATTACTTTGCAGAATCTCACTTTTGTTAATTTTGGACCTTGTACAAGTGCCATTATGGAATACGCTTTACAAAGCGAAACTTTAGTTTCCATTAAAATAACTGGGCATAATTTAAAGTTAATTGGTACTGAAGCTTTCTTAGGTTGTACTAAGCTTGTAGACGTATCACCATTAGATGATGTTACAGAGATTCGAGCTAGAGCATTTAGAAACTGTACTAGTCTTACATCAGTAACA